GTTGGGTAGGTGGATTTAGAGTATCGGGGGGTTCCGATCAAGCCTTTTTCTCGGAGAGAATGGAGCATGATCCAGATGAAGGGGATACAGGGTGGGTATATGTCTCTCATTTAGCGTTCAATTTCTAGGTAATCGTCGGGATCTGGAAGTGCGTCATTCTCTACCTCTTCAAAGTCAACATCGGTGGAGCATTTGGGACATTCGGCGGGGCTGATTTCTGCTTCTGTCCATGCGTCCTTTCCGCAATAGTCTACCTTGAAGTCGTGCTGGCACTCCTCATTCTGGCAAGTGTAATCAATTCTCATTTTTATAGTTCCTTTGGGTCGTTTAGAAGCATGATAGTTTCTAGGGTGCTGTTATCATCCTCGTTGTAAAGATCCTCTTCGACTTCGTGAATGGTAACAGGATCAAAATTTCTATTCCTTCGGAAAAGGATTGTTATGTCTTTGGGATCGACTCCGTGGTGGTTACACAAATCCGTTATCTCTTTGATGAGTCGTGCGGCGGTGTATGGGTTCTTCTTTTTCATGGTGGTTGCTTTAGCTTTTTAGGTATGGGTGATTTGCTGGAAGCCTCTCTTCCATTTCTATGATGAATGCCTTCATTTCCTCATCGTCGAGGAATCTTGCCAATATATCAAAGACAACAAAGTCTGGTGATAAATAATCAACAAGTTTTGCGTATCTCTCATGCAGAATTGGGGTGTGCCCAAAGCTGGTATGCGTAGGTTTTTCTGTGGTTACGTTCATAGTGGTTGCTTCAGTTAATGCCGAACATCTTGTCTAGGTGTCGGTCGGTGGTGATGCTATCGGCGGCGGCGGTTGTTGCAAGGTTTTTCAGCTTCTTTTTTAGGGCTGAAAGTTCGTGCTGGATTTCTCTTGCCCTTGGGAGGGAGATTTGAATGGTGTCGAGTTCGTGATGCTCGGCGGTGCGTATAAGCGTGTAGAACAGGGGTTCTAGGGTGCTGATTAGCTTATGAGCATCAGTTACGGCGGCGGCGTTTGGTGTTGTCATTGGTTTTATTTTGTGAATCCTGAAAGCCCACGGATGAAAGCGTGCATCCTGTCATAAAGATCACGCTTCGCTAAATGTCCGCATCCTAGAACATCCTCAACCCCTCCTCCGTCCGTGTCCATTCTGTGTAGGGCATATCCTCCATATGCTCCCGAAAGGTGATAATTTCCAATATTTGCGGTGTATCTCTGATGGGGAACTTCTCCTATTTTTGTGTAAGGCTCCATTGGTGATCCTGTGATGCGGTTTATGCGGTCAACTACTGCTTGCAGGTCTTGTGTGCTGATTCGTGTTGTTAGGCGTGGTTTTGTTTTCATGCGGCGGTGGTTTTGTTTTGGGTTTCAGTTACAGGTTGGATCATGGTTTTATGGACGAGTTCAGAGGGGCGTATCCAGTTGTCCCATTCAAGGGGCGAGATAAATCCTCTGTCTCCGTTCCATTCGGTGATGATGTAGGTGAGACCATCGGGTTCCCATCCATCCTTAATTTTAACAAGGGTTCCTTTGTTCATGGTTAGATTTGTGGTTCGATCATGGAATAATAATCTCCCTCGACCCAATTTCTCCATCCTTCCTTCCAATCTGTTTTATTGTATTCAAGCCACTCATCAGAGTGATCTCGGTTTATTTCTGCAAGAACTTGGTCGAAAGTCCATGCGTGGATGATTCCTGTATCAAGGTCTTTAACTTTGTAGGTTTTGTTCATGTGCGGCGGTGGTTTTAGTTAAGGGTCAATGCTCGGCCTATTCCTTGGGCATAGAATCGCCATGCCTTCGGGTTTCGGATCATGCAGACAAGGTGCAGAGTAAGCTGGCGTGTTCTGCTCATAGGTCGGGATCTCCTGATGGGCAAAATCCTAATTTTTTCGGCTCTGGAATCATGGCAAGGTTACGCGCTCGGCAAGTTCATCGGGAATATCTCCACTTTTGACAAGGGAATCAATCCAGTCGGTAAAGGTGCAACGGGTGTCGGTGCAATACATTTTCCCATTTCCTGAATAGTTAGTGATTTTTTTCCGTGGCAATTCGGGAAAGATTTCCCAGAATGCTTTTCTGATTTGTGCTTGCGTGGTGTAGGTGTGCATGGTCGGAAAGGTTGGGTTAATCAATGCTCTGGTGATTCATTTGCTCTCCCTCAATGTGGTGTTGATGGTTTCGATTTGAGCCTCAATCTGTGCCAACTGCTGGCAGATTTTGGCTACGATTTGTTCTAGCGTGGGTTTTTGCGTTTCAGTTTCCATGTGGTTGCTTGGTTGTTGCGATTAGCTTGGGAGCCTGTATTTATGCGGTTCCGTAGCCAATCGTGTTTATACTCTACAAGACGCTTGCAGGGATTGCAAGCATCTTTTGTAGGGTATCCAGAAGTTTTTTCTGGCTACTGCTCCCCCCATGACAGGGGAAGCAGGGTGTCAGAATCACTTACTGATCCTTGTACGGAATCTGCGTTTCAGTTCCTTTGCCTCTTCCTTGAGGCGTTTCTTCTCCTTCTTTGCCCTAGCCTTCTCCAGATACTTTCTCTGGCATCGGCTACGGATCGCCCAATGGTAAACATCCTCAATCCTGACTACCTCCTCCCGACGAGTACCAAGGGGGCGAATCTTGAGGAGATCACCCTCTGCTGATGATTCCAGAGTGACGCACAGGGGCTTTCCTGTATCACATCCGAAACCATAGCCAAGGGTGATCCTAGTCTTGCGTTTGACAGGCTTATTTAGCGGAGTCATTTTTTGCGTCCTCGTACTGCTCTCTGACATCCATCATAAAAGATTCAACAGCATTAAGAACAAATGACTCTAAATCTTTTTGCGTTAAATCTCCGTTGTGCTTCCACGACAATGCGGCAAGGTCATCATCGTGAAACATAACTTTGATGTTAATATACTTATATTTACTCATATTATTTGCGATAATCTTTAGCCTTCTGAATGTAATGATCCGTAGTCCATTGAACTACTGGAGCAATCCTAGAAGGATCTTTCATAATGCAATCACGAATCACATTAACTAAATCTCCTATAATTACGGATTGAGCCACTCCTTCTGGAAAGGTGTAGGCATAGTCAGATATTGCTCTGGCACAATCTTTAGCTACTTCTTCTGCATTTATAATCATACTAACTCCTTTGTTTTTATCCTATTTAGTGATAGGTCACTTGATACAATTTAGTACCAACTACTGCCCCTGTATTGCTACAGAAGCAGGGTGTTGAGACTACTTACCAGCTATCCAAAAACAGATAGCTATAACTACTAATGTTGCCCACAGAATGCCGAAATAAGGCAATCCTTGGCTAATATAGTCGATTGCGTCCATGTTAGAACTTTTTAGCGTCACGGCGACCCTGTAACCATGCCCTACGCATTGCTTTACCATTGGCACTTACTGGATTTTGATAGGGACACTTAACTTTGTTATATGCGTCCCTGTAGCCTTGTGTATATGCCAAGTTAACTCCTAACTCACTAACTTTGTTTTCCATATATACTCCTTTGTTTGCTGTTTGTTTCTGCACGTTATGCACAGATTATTGCCCCCCATCACAGGGGGCAATGTATCTAGGCACTAACTCCAAGGATGAAATCAGTAGCGGCATGGGCTTTTCCAGCCGCACTAACTACCAACTTCTTGTCATTCTTTAGCTTGGTTAGCCAGTTACTAATATATGCGGCTGAATTATCAATTGTGCGTTCCACAATTCCTGCAACTGCACAGAGATAACTTGCGCCCATTTCTGCAACTAACTCTTCTTTAGCATAATTGCTATCACCAAACCTACTAACCTTATCTTGGAATCGTCCAAGGCGAGACTCGTGACCAGTTGCATGAGTTAGCTCATGGAACAGAGTATTGTAATACTCCTCTGGCTTGTCAAAAGACCCTTTAACAGGCATATTAACCAAGTCAGTATCCCTACGATAATAAGCACGTTGCTCATTGTGAGTAATCACAGGAGCTTTTTGCATATTAGCGACAATCTTCTCTGCTTCGTCAATCGGGTTAAAGTCATTAACCTTAACACCCTCAACTTCGGGATACTTCAGATTGTCACATTGCGTCACATTAAAGACATTATAATAACGTAGCATCGGGATCACCTTTTTCTCTTTGGTATCCTTATCAATCGTCTCTAACATCTTCCAGTATACGACAAGAGTGGATTTCTCACCCTTGCGAACCTGACCTCCTAACTCGGTTGCCTGTTTGTAGCTGACCCAATAGGGGCTTGAATAGCCCATCGAACCCAGCAACCAAACATTAAGCCCCCTGTAGGGCTTTTTGCTAACCAAGTTAGCTGGTGCCGCATCACGCCCCCCTGACCAAGGTTTGTGCCAAGGCACTACACCCTGTTCAAGTAGGTCAATGATGCGATCATTAACGATTTGGTAAACGTCTAACTTTTCTTTGCTCATAATAACTCCTTTTTTGCGTGTTTGTTTTGATTCAATAGCGTTATTGCTACTGATTGCTACCCTCTGTCACAGGGTAGTGTATCAATATCAACTTATTTTATCACCGGCTCATTAATGCGTTCTAGTAGGTAATCATTGAATTGCGCTAACTCTTCATCATCCAAAAATTCAAGAATGAACTCGTATGTTATATCAATTGCACCTACCTTTTCTGCTAATACATAATAAAGGCTTACCAATTTATGGTCATGCCCTTTTGCGATGTGGTCGTTTATTTTCATTTTTTCTATGGTTTGGTTTCGTTTCCTATGGCTACCCCCCATCAGCTGTTGAGGGGGGGCAGTTGAACCTTTCTAGCTACTTGTACCTTTCTGGCACAAATAGGGCAGGTTGGCATTCCGTTTTGATCCAGCAAGCTATCATCAGGGCAGAGGTATTTGCCGGAGATTTTACAGGCGTACTTGCCGTCGATTTCTGCATGGGTCAAATAACACCAATTGGGATCTTTCTGTGCGAAAGGATGCTCGGAAGCATTACCTCCAACAGGATATATTTTTATAACTTTCATACTAACTCCTTTGTTTTGATACCCTAAATGTGTAGGGCTAACACTCAACACTCTGTGCTGATTATTGCCCCCTAATTAATCGAAACTAATTAAGGGGCAATTTATCAAAACAGCTTTTATGAGTTTTCTCCGTCTTGCGAGGATTTACTAACCAGTTAAGCCGTCGAGGGGTTCCATGCGTACTCAATCCTCTATTTCCCATTGGTCAGGATGCTGACAGGAAATTGGCGAGGCGAGCAAGTTTCACCATATGGGGCGATAACGAGTTACACCAGCAAGCTAGAATGTCAAAGAACAAAGCTGGAATCGGGTTCCAACTATCGGGCAATCCATTGGGTGAGATCGTCACCAGATCGCCTTCGATGAAACCAATCTATCACACCCCAAAACATTGTCTACAAGTTTTTTTTAGAATCTTTCAAGAATAGCCCCTAGAGCCGCATAAACACTAGCTCCAAGCCCCCAAAACTTTTTTTGGACACACTCACCAGAAACCACAAAAACGACCCCTAGAAGCCCATTCTATCAGCATCCAGCCCTCCAAGCCCATTCCATCAGCATCCAGCCATTTCTTGCAACTCATAAAAAGCACACACACACCCACAATATGCTTGACAAAATCACCCCCCATGCCCTTAAAATAGAAGCCCAAAGGATAGCCCCGAACAAGCCCCGAAAAGCCCCTGCTTAAAAAGCCCCACAAACCTTAATTGTTCACCAATCAAAATAGTTCATTGACATTAACTATTCATCTAGGTAAATAGTACACCACACATGGGCAACCTACCTAATCTAACTACCAAACAATTAGCCTACTGCACATACAGAGCAAAGGGTGAGAATAAAGCCCGATCTTATCTGTTGGCAGGATATAAAGCCGCTAACTCTGAACAGGCTGGATCAGCCGCTTGTAAGTTAGAGTCCGATAACAGAGTAAGTTCCTACATCTCTACTTTAAGAGAAAGTAGCTTCTTGAAAGAAGCACTAACATTAGCAGAGAAGAGAGCTTATTTAGCTAGGGCAGTTAGGTGTGATGTTAGTAATGCTGATGTTGATTTAGTACAGGAAGTTAGTGAGACTGCTAATGAGCATGGAGTTAGCAAGAAAGTTAAGGTGGTGGACAAGTTGCGAGCCTTGGAATTGGATTCAAAGATCGCGGGAGATTTTTGGGCTGATCGTGAACCCCATGCAAACAATTACTTCTCCTTCATCGTCTCTCTGTCAAAGCCCATGACATTAGATGAACCCTGCCCTGTGATAGATGCCGAATTAGTAACAGAGAAGGAACCCTTGTTAGCTAACTGATTTGTTAAGGAATCTCTTCGGGTGGTCGCCCCCCCCACACACCCTACGCACACGCAGTCAGAATATATATATGCCCTAATGAAAAAAAATCAGTATTGGAGATTTTCCTCTATTGAAAGATCCTTGTAGTTTATGGTGTATAAGAAAGTGCTTTACAGGGGTGTGAGTGGGTTGTAGCGTTTTGGGACTATGAAAGCAGGAGAACTACTTATTACATTATTGAATGCGGCAACGATTGGTCATGTGTTGCATTTGAGGAGTCGGAGTTATTCGGAGCATAAGGCATTGCAGGGGTTTTATCAGGGTTTGCCAGACTTGGTTGATGGGGTGATTGAGGCGTGGCAGGGGAGGAATGGAGAGTTGGTGGAGTATCCTGACCAAATGGTTGAGTTGAGTGAGCATGATGATGCTTTGGTGTATGTGATGTATTTGAAGATGTTGTTGGAGGAGGAGAGGGGAGTATTGGGGGGTGCTAGTGAGATTCAGAATTTGGTTGATGGGATAGCGGAGTTGATTGATTCAACGCTTTACAAGCTGACGTTCCTCAAGTAGTTTTTTGTTGTCTCCCATCAAAGAGGGGGATTGTATCAACTTATAGCGTTATGCGTAGCCGATCTGGCTGTTGATAGAATCTAGCGACCTGTTATGGGAGGCACAATTTTAACATTCACGAACAACTGGCAGTAGGTGCGTGACCCCTGCATCCCTGATAAGGATGTCTGCCAGTTCTTTTTTATGATCCACGAATTTAAGAATCCAATGCCTATAGTTACTCCTATGGGTGATGGGTATGCTATTTATGTGGAGAGTGGAGGGATGTTTGAGAATGATGTGTGGACAGTTTGTTTGAGCAAGGATGGGTCTATAAAGCACTTTAACAGCAGTCAGGTGAGGATGTGGCAGAATGCTACATTTGGGATAGAAAAAGGGTATGAGTGATTGGAGTAGATTTTTTACACTTGCCGAGTTTATCGTTCATGATAAGTACAGCGTTCAGGATTGCGTGAACATCCTGTCCTTCTGAAAAGGACAATGTTCATTATATCTGTCCTTATGTGGAGGACGGGTTGATAT